AAGACTGGAAAAACTATTATTATATTGCGGACATTGATTCTTTTGTGTTTTTTCCGCGCAATCAAAAAAAACCTCTAAGATTAAATCCCGAAGAGTGTGATATCCATGCCTATGTAAAAATGAAACGCGCGGCTTTTGACGCATGTTTCATGCATATTACAACTAAAGCCGCCTCACAATTCCTCTCGGCGTTGGCTATGGCCTCTCATAAGTGCTTAACAAGTGTGTACTCCCCGTATAAAAAAACCGCGCTTGTAAACAAATCCATTCGATATTTTAATACCTGGCAAGCGCCTCCGCCATTAGAAATAAACGACAAGGTAAAAAAAACTAATATCGATTTTTGGCATCGCCATATTGCTTATATATTTAACGATAATGAGGCATACATATTGCTATTTACCGATTTTATGACCGCACTTATGCAAAAAAAACGACGGCGTATTGATTACGCATTAGTTATCTATTCTCAATTTGAGGGCGTTGGTAAAACCGCACCCCTAACATCTTTACTTAACAAAAGGTTTGGACATACTAATGTTAAGGCTGTAAGCAATAAAGTTATTAAATCGAACTATAACGAGATGATGGCTGAATCTCAGGTTGTTATCTATGAGGACGCGAGTGCGGATAGCCGCTATGAAGTTGTTGAAAACATTAAACCTTGGATTACTAATAAGTTCATCTCTCGTACCGGGAAATATGACAAGGATAAGCAAATAGTGAATTTCACAACCTTTATAATTTTAACAAACAATTTAGATGCATTAGCGCTGCCAGGCGAAAATATTTCTCGTCGATATCTAGTTTTAAAATCAAAAGCTGATCCGAGGGATAGTGAATATTTCACAACATTAATGGCAAAACTCTCGAAGCACGGAACAGCTGTTATCAATTATTATTTAACGAGGGAAATAGATTTTAACAAAATAGCTAAACGTCCGCTTTTTACGAATGCCGCACAAGAGATGCGGAAGGCGTCACTGCCTATTAACGCAAAGGGACTGTTGGATATTATTCAAGAATATGACATTCCTTATATTGACCAATTTGCGGAGCCGCGAAGTCTGTACAATAAATTTTTTAATTCTGAAACAGGTTTTACTCGTTATCGAACCGATGGTCGGTTTCATAAAGCTTTTGGGCATTTAGGGTACTTTTGTACCAGACGAATTAAAATAGGTTTGCGCACTTCCGACAGGGTCTCTATTAGGGTCAAAAATGAGGATGCTCAGATCACCGTGGATATGGTTAAAGAGCAGATGGCCGCTATTAAATCTTTATAACACTTGCATAAATGCAAACAACGAGTTACCATAGTATTTATTTTTAATAACATGAGGAGATCTTTTTATGCTTAAATTAAAACACTTGGGTATCGACTATGGCGCTTCATTAGATGGGACGCAAGTTGATATGCAAGTTATGTTAGATGAGTTGCTTATTGACAAGGCTGCTGAGTTTGTTAGCGAACTTACCACTGCTCTAGTTGCCATTGAATCCAAGTTATTGGACGTGCCAGAGTTAGTCAGTCAACCTGCGGAAATTGGCGCGCCTAAAAAAAGACGTCGCAAGAAAAAAGCGGTTGAAGAAACCGTATCCTTGGACGTGCTTCAAAAAGTGGTTGATAATTATATCGATAAAGGTAAAACCGGGCATTTAAAAAGAAAAAAAGCCTTTTTTGAACTTATTACCGGTATAGATGATGAAGTTTGTGCGCTAGAGGATTTAGAACCTAAGCATTACGCTACTGTTATCAACAAATTAAAAAATATTTTAGACGGTGGTCGAGCAGAAATCGTTGATGAAGATGACGACGAAGTATAGAACTGTTTACCCTCCGTCCGCTGCGGGCATTTGGTCTAAATGCCCGTATTCATGCAAGCTTGCACACTATTTAGAGGTTGATAGAACGCTTTCATTTGGCCCGGCTGAACGGGGTCGCTTGGTTCATCAAGCATTTGCAGAGGTTGCAAGGGGGTTAAGCATAGCTCGATATGAAGAAGATATTCAAAAGGAAGTGCAAGAGCTGTTAACACTTTTTAACGAAGAGGTGGTTATTAATTATTTAGGACGGGAGCGCATGATTGAAGGAGACAAACTCACTACTTTTATTCACCCCAAGGGGGGTGACACTATCCGCATACGTGGGCAGATCGATATTCTATTTACACCCTTTCGTAAAAACTCTACAAAATGCGTGCATGGCAATTTTGCTGTATTCGATATAAAAACTGGTCGCGTTCCTGTTTATCCCCACGACAATCCTCAATTGTTAATATACGCTGATATGGTGTTGCGGCGCTGGCCTCATATCATGGAAAGCATCAAATCAATTGACTTGGGGATACTTCAACAACCGTATAACAAAGTTAAAAAAACAACAATAACCCTTGATTTTTTACTGCATAAATTAGAAACGCTATATACGCGATTAGTTAATGCGAATTATGACGCGCCTCGAAGCGGCCCCCATTGTCATTATTGTAAAGTGAAAGATTGGTGCAGCATTACCCAAACTAATTTGCGCAATTTAATGCAGGTGTTTTAACATGTTATACAATAAAGAGTTTACTATTCAAGAAAAATTAGAAATACTGAAACAAAAAAAAGCTATTGAAAAACTGTTAAAAGATTGGGAAGAGGAGATTATCAGCGCAATGGTTGCCTTCGGTGATCGATACCCCGGCGTAGAAATAGTCCCTATAAATAAAAAACGATTTTGGACACAAGAAGCTACAATTAAGTTGAAAAAGTATCTTTCTGATGGTTTAATATATAAAAACGAGAGACGCCCTATTAACAGTCAAGAAACAATAAAAAAACATTTAAAAAATAAACTCAGAACAAAGACGCACAACAAGTTAACAAACAAAGAGCTTAATAAACAAATAGACAATATTATAAGAGATTGCACAGTAAAACCAAAAGCAAGACCTAATGAAGTCAATTTAAAATTTTATTAACAGGAGAACACAGATGACGACCTTCCAGTACCTTGATGAATTTGACCCCGATCGACCAAAGCAAGATTTAAGAGTCGTTCTACGCAATGTGACGATTGTGTATCCAACTCTTTTTGCTCCAAGAGCTATCAGTAGTGGAGTTCCTAAATTCAGCGTACAAGTACTAATCCCAAAGAAATGCAAAAAAACTACAAAAGATATTACTCAATATTTCTCCCTAGTAAAAACCAATTCGGTTAATACGCAAGCCTCGCAAGCCGCTACCTATTTTAGAGACGGCGATATGCAACAAAACCGAGATCATGAACTGTTAAAAGAAGGCGATCCAGGATTTAAACCATATTTAAAAAATAACCGCTATTTCAACATTAGCGCTAAAATGGAGGACGCCCCAGAATTACGAGATATGGAAGGTCGTGCATTATCCCTCGAGAAGGATAAAGACCCATTTTATACTGGGTGCCTATGTGATGTCTATTTTTACAGTTATGTCGTTGGGGGCACCTTTCCTGATGACTCCGGTAAAGAAAACAAGGTAATCGCTCCCACAATTTCTAAGCGTTTAATGGCTGTTCAATTAGTGGCAAAAGGTGAACCTATTATTACTCGAACTCGTCCGAAGCTCACCAATGATGTATTCATCAATTACGCAAAAGAGCATATTGCTAGTGACAATGCTGTTTCAGACGACCAGCATAATGTCACGAAGGCTGAACTTAAAAAAGCGCTGCTTGATTTTGCAGGCGATAAAAACGATCCAGATTATCCTAATATGGTGATTGCACGACAAGAAATTTTAAAAAGCTATGGCGCTATAACGGGTAAGCTTAAAGATTTAGACTCTGCATATTACTATGACGTGCTTACAGAATTGACAGATTACGATTCTGAGGATGATGAAATATAAGAGTCGTAAATAGGGGGCGTTTATGAAAAACGATTACGTGTATGTTGATGTTGAAACGCAAAGTCGCGTACCTATTAAAAAGGGGCTAAAACAGTATTTCAATTGCCCCGATTTTAAAATACTAACAGCTGCTATAGAGGACACCAAAACTAATCGGGAATACTCTATGTGGCACGAAGACGTGGGCAGTTCAGTAGCTTTTTACACTTTAATCAGACAGCTTGCCCGCAAAGGTCGCATATTTGTAGCACACAACGCGACCTTTGAATATGGCGCTTTTTTAAAAGTTTTAGGGCGAGAGACTCCTCGTAAATGGCGTTGTACAATGGCTTTAGCCATGGCTTGCGGTCTTCCCCCTTCTTTGGAACTTTGCGCTGCTGCGATGCTAATCCCCCTTGAAAAAATGCATGAGGGTAAACGTTTAATCAATGACTATAGTATTCCCAATGCGCAGGGTGAGTTTAATAAATGCCCCCCTAATGATGTAAAGTTATTTATGCGATACTGTGGGTTAGACAAAAGTATTTGTAAAGCGATAAACGAGTGCCTTCCCGATTTTAATGACAATGTGTGGTTTCAGTATCTAACAATACTTATGAATAATCGTGGAATCCCGCTAGACACCGTTTTGTTAAACCGATTAATTCCGGCTATACAAACTTTAAAAGATGACAAAATGTATCAAGGGATAAACACAAAAAGCGCTCAACAGCTTAAGCGTTTTTGCACTGATCGCGGTGTTAATATGCCTAATTACCAAAAAGAAACGATCATTGAAGCGTTACAAGATGCCCATTTGCCGCATGATGTGCGTGACATATTAGAGAAGCGTCAATTAACCAATTTTACATCAGTGCAAAAATACACAACGGCGCAAAAAGAAATGTTTAATGGTCGCCTCTACGGTCAATTTAAATACTATGGCGCTCAAACAGGACGGGATACTGGTTTGACATTTCAAGCGCAGAATCTACCGCACTCAACCCAATTAGGCATTACCATGTTACCACTAGTCCCGCACTCCCACATGTTGTCTAAACTAAATCTCAAGCCCTCACAAATTGCTAAAGAGGGTTTGAGATCTATTATTGCTACGTCTGCGGGCTTCATATGTGTTGATTTAGCAGGTATCGAGCTTCGAGTACTGCATTGGTTGGCGGGTTGCCAAGATTCGATTAAAGCTTTTAAAACTAAAAAAGATTTATACAAAGAATTAGCAAGCGATATATATGATACACCAGTAGCACAAATAGCTAAAGAGCAACGAAACGTGGGAAAAACCGCTGTTTTGAGTTTAGGTTATGGCGCGGGTTCTGTAAAATTTGCGAGCATGTTAATGGCTGAAAATGTTACCAGCCCTAGAACACCCTACAATATAGACGAAGACATTTTCAAACGCCTTTTAAGCAAAAATTCTAGTATAAATGACATTTTACGAAAGTGCTTAACTGAAAAACAAAAAACGAAATACCTCGCCAATTTGAAATTTGCGGTTGAAATTGTTCAGATTTATCGAAGAAAATACTCAAATATCACTAAACTGTGGTATGATTTGGACGATCTTTTTAAGGATGTCCTGTCGAATCCGGCGCTTTTCGACTGTAAATCTGAAAAGTTCACTCTTAAATTATCGCATATTGATTTACAGGTAATAGTTTGGCGACGCTTATCTTTTATTTCTATTGTTCTACCCTCAAAACGTCGCTTACATTTTTTTATGCCGAGGCTAGTTGAAGATGCAGACGGTCGTGTTCAAATTCAGTACTTAAAATACAGACCATCTGGTCAGCTCAAAAAATCTGAATTGGCAGAACGCTTTAAAAAGGTTAAAAGTGTTTGTGTGTTTAATGGTATCGTGTATAAAAAAATCGATATTTGGGGCGGCATGATTGCACAAAACATCACACAAGCGATTGCGCGAGACGTGTTTTTCACGGGGCATTTAGCAGCGCACAAAGCCGGCTATCACGCAATTGTGCGTGTTCATGATGAGTTATTGGTTGAGCGCACATCACCTTCGCAATCCAAAGAAGAGTTAATACAATTAATGACGCAATCAATAGACTGGGCACCAGGATTGCCGTTAGCTGCTGAAGGGTGGGAAGGTTGTTATTATAGAAAAGAGTAATAAAATTTAACGCCAATGATCGAGCCAGAAAAAATGACTAATAAAAATTTAACAAATACGCAAAAGTTTTTTATAAAACGCATGCTAGATAATAAATCATACGGCGTGTATATGCGACCCGGCATGGGTAAAACTAGAACCGTATTAGAAACCCTATGCACGCTTAAACAACAGCATAATTTTTTTACAACTCTTGTTTTATGTCCCCCTATTACTATGCATAATGTGTGGAAAGAAGAAATAAAAAAATGGGGCTACTCTTTTTCTACCGCTTTTATTGAAGGGTCGGAAAAATATGAAACGGTTGCGGGTTATGATATATATTTTGCGTCAATCGATCTTTTCACATATGACAAAAAGAATAAAATTAGAAATGAAAAAGTTAAGAGTCTGCTTGCTCGCATACGACCTGAAATAATAGTTATTGACGAGAGTTCTAAATTTAAAAACCTAACGTCGTTACGCACTATGAATTTAATTCATTTTCTATACCGTTTAGAAATCGTGGCCAATCGTATGCGTGCAGCAGCTAAAAGATATAAGCGTTTATACCTTTTGTCAGGAACCCCACAACCTAAAAACATTAATAACATGTTTACGCAAGCCCTTTTATTGGATGGCGGAGCTTTGCTAGGAACTAATATAGACACTTTCGAGGCATATTTTACGCGCCGATCGATGAAAGATGGTGTCGTCAAGGCATCTAAAGATATTTGGCATTGTTTAAAGCCGATTTGCGCTACTGCTGAAAACCCCCATTTAGCTAATAACATAAAGTACAATACTCTTTATGTTGATCTAGGTGCGCACGTATTAGAATTATATCGCACACTTTCAAAAACGTCGCTTAATAGCTATGTATGGTTTTTCGTGCAAACTATTACAAAAGATGGGGTTGGGGGACTGCACCTCATTAAACGGCGAATAACGGAAAAAGGTTTGCCGCAATTGCTTACTTCTATTGCAAGTGGCGCTCTGTATTGTAAACCCCATGATTCAGAACAAGACCTGCGCGGATTTTTTACTGTATCGGATGAGAAGGTTAAAGTACTAGAAAACCTTATTGCATCCTTGCAAAATGCGCCAGTTATGGTAGCATGTAACTATAATCATGAAATAGCAAGGATACGCACAATGCTAACTGACAATAAAATACCGCACGCCTGCTTAACCGGTGAAACTTTACCCCAAGATCGACGGGCGGTTATTGAAAAATGGAATGCGAAAGGGGTGCCTGTTTTGCTGTGCAACCCGGCTTCTATGGGTCACGGTCTTAATCTGCAACAAGGTGGCTCAACTATTATATGGTTTTCGGCCCCTCGTTTGGGTGATTACGAATTATACGAGCAATTCAATGCCCGGCTTAATCGGGCGGGGCAATCAGAGCAAGTAATCGTTCATCATTTGGTGTGTAAAAATACATTTGATGAAATAGCTTTTAAGTGTCTTCAAAAGAAGAAAGGCGCCGCTAAGGCTTTTATGGACTTTTTAAAAATAGAGGAGGATTAATAATGTTAATATTAACGCGACGAATATCAGAATCGATAATTATTAATGATAATATAAATGTGCGTGTTTTAGGGGTTAAAGGCAATCAAGTTAGGTTAGGAATTGAGGCCCCTCCTGACATTCCAGTCCATCGGGAGGAGATTCAGGAAAGGATTTTGCGTGAAAAATGCATACTATAATAACATAGTAGCATAAACAAAAACTTATAAATGCATACTATAATAACATAGTAGCATAAACAAAAACTTATAAAGGAGATTAACTGTGAAAACTCGTTACGCTTTTTTGGCTTTACTTTTGCCCATGGTCAGCTATGGTTCTGTTAAATACTCTAATTTTGATTTAGAGTATTCATTAAATACCGCTCCTGGTCGCGATGGCACCCATATTTATGATCGTAAGTTGCTTCACTCGATATATACGGGGATTAATGTAACTGATAATTTTTATGCGGATGTTAAAGTATTACGCGACGCTGATCGTAAATTTGAAGTGACGCCAGGAGTGGGCTTTATTGACCACGCAAAATATTTAAGCCCGTATGCGGATCTTAAATTTAATATTCAAAACAAAAAAATGCACTATGACCTCGGTACTTATATCAAAGTGTCGCACTATGGCAGTTTGTTTATAGAGAGCGATGATTTTTTAAATAAAACACTTACAGCTTTTGCGGTTGGTGTTTCTGTTCCTGTATACAAAGGGTTGTACACAAAGGTAACTTACACAATTAATACAAAGCAATTTGATAATGACTATTCAGTGAGTGTAGGTTATAAATTTTTATAGTGGTTTTTCTGATGCGGAACGCGTGTTCCGCATTAGCTTTAATAAGGAGTAATTTTATGGAACGTATACTCGCAAAAAATTCTAGCTCACCCCTATCTTTTAAACAATGCTTTGACATGTTGTGTACAGTTGAACAGGCAGCTAAAGCGGCGGAATCAACTGCATCAGTAGAGTATCGCATATTCTATTTAATGTATTCAGTCAACATCCTTTCGATAGTGTGTGACGGACTAAAAACACTTGAGTCGTTAAATTTAGGCATGTCACTGAACGAGTTAAAAAAGGCGCAACAAAGTCTAAAAACGCTACTTAAAGAAGTGCCGCCCCGTCAGTTACATGAGGCTTTTTGGGATTTTACGCATTTGACTAGAACCTGCACTCTTTGTGAAACGCATAAAAAGCTTAATACATGCGTGATTGACTGTGTAACTAGATATTTTAGCCGAATGGATGATTAACATGAAAAAATTAATACTTTTAGTTTTATTGATCCCTATCTTAGCTTACGGAAATAAGAATGATGACGAATTAATAGCTATGGGGGTTAACCATTCAGGTTATTCAAGTTATCACCACCAAATTCTTTACACTAAATGTCTAAACATTTACGGTGCGGGGGTTTGTAATGAATCCGTTAGCTTTACAATATCTGATCAACAATTTAAAGACTTAGTACATAATAGGTGGGCTCGCACCCCCTAATTAAAGAAACGCCATTTCGTCAATTACATAATGGAGGTTAGCCATGAAAAAAGATTTAATGCGTATTGCTATTGGGTGGAGTGTTTTTGCGTTAATTTTAGCTAGTGCTTTTTACGCAGGTCATAAAATAGTCAAGCAACGGAAACCCGTATATAAAACATATTATCATCAAAACATAAAAAATTCGAAGGGGGTGTAACATGGAAGAGGAGCGGGATCTTACATTATGGCAAAAGTTTTACTGGCTCGTTACATACTTGTTAACTTTTCTAGCGGCGATAGGATTATTTGGGGCATTTTGCATGTGCTTACCAATTTTTACGATGCCAAAAAACGACATACAAAGACATGAGCGTCCGGTTTATTATAGTCATGAACACAACCGTGACGACGGCGCCGTTGACTCCGTTAACCCCTTTTTACTGTGGACATTCTTTTGATGATTACGCTTTTTAACCCCCCTTGTCCGCAATGCGGGGATATTCCAGTGGAGATATGTAACAATTGTGAAACCGCATATTACTAAAATAAATGTTACGGTATTACGCTACGTTGATCGTAAATTTGTGAGTACTATAAAAACGCTAACTTGTGGAGATATAACATGAGCGACTCAGCAAAAAATTCACGTAACCCCTATTGCCCGCTTTGTGGGGGATCAATTAAACCTATACGCACAGATGAAACACTAGCGCATATAGCGGATGAACTTACCGATGTAGGACTAAGGCCGAAAGGAGTCGAAACTCCAGTGGAGATATGGACTTGCCGATGTGGGGCTAAGGCCGAAAGGAGTCGAAACTCCAGTGGGGATATGTAACAATTGTGAAACCGTATATTACTAAAATAAATGTTACGGTATTGCGCTACGTTGATCGTAAATTTGTGAGCCCTATAAAAACACTAACTTGTGGAGATATAACATGAGAAATAATGTGAAGTTTATGCCAGGGGGAACCGTAATAACCCCATGGGAAGTAAGCCTACCACCAAAAAAAAATGAACAGGGACAAATTGTTGATATGGGTGAAACTATGTCTGCTGAGGTATATTTTAAGCGTAATCCTGACATGATTGAGCACATGATATGGCCTGAAAGAGACCCCCCACCAGTCTCGCAATCTAAATCTAATCGTAAAGTGGCTAAAAGCTTTCTTTTTTTTCCAGGATCTGCATTGACCTTGGGGACATTAAGCGGATTTGGTGGCTATTATATTTCAGCAGAGTTAATCGGTTTGACATCACAAATCTTGATAGGGCTTTCCACTTCTGCTGGCCCTATTTTAGGATTAGTTGTATTTTGTATATGTATGGTTGCGTACATGCAATCAAATAGAAAAGGTAGTGAAAGTATAGATATTTATGAGAAGATGCCTTCACCACCAGAACCCGCAGTATCATTAACCCTATAAAGCCCAGGATTTTGTTTTGTACAAAACAAAAAGCGAACCCGCATGGCAAAAAGATCAAAAAATAAACAGCAAACTAAGTCCATTGCTGAGGTGTCTTTGGCCATATTATTAACAGTGTTCGACCTCCCCTTCGAAAGGGAGTTTATGTTTAATAAAGGCGCCTCAAAACACCGTGCAGACTTCGCTATCTTGGACAAGCGCGTTTTATTGGAAGTGGAGGGGGGCACATACGGTATCGGCAAAGCGTGCCGCGTATGCCGCCGACGCGCGTCTGGACGACATACAAGTGGGGCGGGCTTCGAAAAGGATTGTACCAAATACAATCTAGCGGCTCTGGCGGGCTGGCAAGTCTTTCGGATTCCGTCTCAGTGGTTAGCGCCGAAAAATGTCAAAGAGAATGTCACGCCCCTTTTACGCCGTATTGCTAGTCTCTAAGTGCGTCTTTAACAGCTTTAATCATTGACCCAAAGAATTGTGGCAACTTTTTAAACCCAAAGGTTGCCACGCACATGAGTTGTAGTGTAGTTGCTTGCCACGGCAGTAATGTCGCCCAGGCGACTTGGATCTGTTCACTGAGGGGGGCTGAGATAAAAGCGGACAGCAATGGTGACGCAAACAAGATAAAGGCCGCCCATCTTAAATACCGATCACTTGCCTTGTCGCTAAGTTGTGCTATTTCATATGCCGTTTTTGGAGCGCTGCCGTTTGATAATGCGTTAGCTTTTGCGTCAGCCTCTGCATTAGCAATTTTCTTTTTGTTTGTTAAGAAAACGCTTATTAAATCATGCGCTAGTTTAAAAATCTTGATTATTTCAGATATCACAACAGCCCTTTACAGCAACCCGCTATAAAAGCGACAGTGAATGGTTGAAAACCATTTTCATGGTGAATGATAGCGCGAACTAACTCAGCCGTTACCCAATTGAGCTGTTCATCTTTAAAAACATCTAATTCTTGGCACACAGCATCAACATAACTATCAGTATCATTATTATCAGAAGGGGGTGCGTATCTATGGATTATTTTATTCACTGTACGGATATTATGCACATTAGTATAGGTGACAAGGGTTACATAAAGAGCGCGAATGCCATACACAACAGAGGTAAATTGGCAAAAATCTTTATCAGTTTGTGCGGTTGATAAACCTTTCCAATCTGAGCCGTGTCTAAGATTTCCTGGATTGTTATTTCGCAATCCGCGTGTTTCTTTTATGAAATCCATTTTTGCCACTCCACATAAGTGATCATGGGCACCATTAGCGAACAAAAAATTGTCCAAAATAGCGTAAACCAAAACCCGGTTGGCTGGTAAGTTGGTGCTATATTAAGGTCAATGAGAAAAGCAATTCCTGAAAAAAATATTAAAACTATAGTGAAAGCTTTAGCCAATATGTTTTTTAACCCTTTTAGATAATAGAATAGATAACCAAAACTACAGCTTTCCAGTAAAAGGTAAAAAGCGCTTAAATTAAAGTAAGTTGGCAAATTGCCGATTAGCACATTAGCAATCATAAAGGCACAAAAAACCCAACCCAGGATCAACGTCCCCGCCAGAAAGGACATGAACCACTTAAATTCTCTTACTGCCACAATACTAATACTCCCCAATATGATAGAAAAAACTATTTCGTTAACGCTCTCTAATTTATTCTTTATGTGACCTAACATTTATCCCGCACTTAGTGTTATCACACCCGAGTTACTCCAAAGTTCTCCGGCTAATAAGGGATCGGAAGTTGGTAAGTTGTCAAATATCACCCTTCCAGTAGTGTGAAGGGGCGCTTCAGGGGCTTTATTGCCAAAGCCAGTTCCGGTACGGCCGAAAAAACAGTTTCCCATTTGGGCTGGAACATCAGATTCATGAATAAATACTCTCCCCACCCCCCACCTGTCTGAACCCCCTAGACTTCCAGAAACTCGTACTCGTATTTGAGTATCTGAAGATTCATTTATGTAAGAGGATATATCACAAGAAAATTTTACCCATTTGGCATTTGAGGCTGGCCCCTCTTCATTGGATCTATGAGCATATACCTCATTCCATTCTGTTCCGTCAAACACATCAATATGCACTTCTTCCATAGTTCCATCATCAAGAGATTGAGCTAGTATCCAACCCTTTACAAAAATTCGAGTTCTAGTAAACGTTTCATCGTCAAGAACATCATCCCCCTCTTCTAAAAGATGGTAACGGGTTAAATCTAATAAAGGTGATGTTAAAATCCATTCATTTCCACCAGCATTACTCCTCCGGTGTGAATTTCCACCATCAGGGGGACTGGCAAGAAAATTATTAATTAATGCACTTACACTTTCTGTCCAAGTTCCCATACTACCATTAAGAGTATTATTGCCGCCAGGCCATGTTTCGTCAAATAGTATCCTCTCACCAATAAGACCGTTATTAATGGTCAAATTATTATTTGTAGTGATTGGGGAATTTGCAGTTATGTCTCCATTAGTTTTAACATCAGTAGAACCATCACCTCTGACTATTTCCCCCGATGTTAAAGTTGCAGAAGAGTTGACATTTCCAGCGCCGCCATTATTTATTGGAAAACTGCTAAAAGGCATTAGTCTCTCAAGTGTTAAATCGCATTGTCAATGAATAGAGTGCCGTTTTTAGTGGTATCACTTACACGAGCATAAAGAGTTTCGCCGGCTTGTTTGAAATATAATCTCTCTATCCCCGCTTGAAGTTTTGGCCCAAGTTCATCACTTCCCGGAACGCTTAAAGATTCAAAGAGGTATAAGGAGTCAGTCGCACCATTTTTTAATAGATACGTTGAATCAACCACTAACGCAGCCAAAGCCGTTATGTCTTGCCAAGCAGATGTTAACGCTATTTTTTGAGTTGTCATCGTGACTCCTCTTTTTCTGCTAATGACCCAAACATACTAGGTAAATACACAAACAAATTAGGTATGGAATCATCCATCCCCTCCAATTTTGCGTACAAACGCATTTCAGGATTTGATGGTGTGTAAGAGCGGTAAACATTATTATCAGCAGGTAACGTGAAAATAATATTAGCGTCCGGTGGAGGCGTATTAACAGATTCTGTAAAAACAATGCTGGAAACAGCGCCCACGTCTCTAAGTATCAATTGCGGCTTTATGGATATTCCACAAGACTTATAAATGTCCGCCCACGTATCAACAGAAAGATAAATACCGATGGGGATTACATTAGGAGGTTTCATGTTCAATATTGTCACCTTGAGTTATATACAGTAATCCAGAAATCGTGGCGCTCACCAAACCAACCCGAGGGGGAATTAGAGTCTGTTAGTGTTTCTACTTGAATTTGGCTAGTTGTCTGATTTCTCGGAAACGCTATCACTGGATTAGGATTTATTGGTCGCTGTATCGTAACATGCGTACCGTAGATATTATCAGCAAAAGGTGTCACTAAATCTAAATTAATAACTCCCGCCGCAATTTCAGTAAGTCCAGAAAACCCAAACTGGTAACGAAAGGCCGGAGTAACAGCGGTTGTGAATAACACACTTGCAAATGCTATCGGGATCATTTTTTGCAAATCCAGACCAGTTATCGTGCCCACTAAACCCGCACCCGGATCAGCAGCAAGTGTTGCTGACGTGGGGCGCGCTTGTAAGGCGGCATAAACAGTTTGCCCGATAAAACCTACATTACGAGAACCTTCTGTTCCAGCACTTTGATCTGCCAATTCTTGAGCTGTGAGGAGCGAGTTCCACACTACTGGGTTAGCACCGCCGCTAGGATCTTGAGCCGTTGTCGCTACTTTAGCTATGTAAATAACGCCATCAGTTCCTACAACTGGTGCATATTGATCATATGCAACTGCTGTATCCCATTGAAGCGCAGCACCCATCTTGTTAACGTCAAAAGCTAGTGCATATAATGCATTAAACAAATAATTAAAAGTAGTTCTAAGGGGGAGATCAATAGTTTCATAACTGGATGGCCACCCACCTGTAAAGGGGTATGCGACGGGTTTCGTATTGTCGCCGGTCTTAGAAAATATTTCTTCTATATTTCCTTCAGGTGTTCTGCTAGCCAAGATAAACCCCTATTAAAACGCATTCACGAATGGCGCAGAGTTAAACGGTGCCGCTAATAGTGAACCAGAAAACCCAAAAGAAGTTCCCGTTATTATTTCACCACTCAGAAAAACTGCTGCTGGTTTAGTCACTATATCATTATCGATAACGGCTTGTACAATGGCACTGTTTTTTGAGCTAACTAGTTTAACCTCTTCGCCCATCAAATACGTGTCCTGTATTAAAACAGCCTCAAAAAAATTAAGCAAATCTGTATAAATGTTAAAAGGTGTGCAATCTGTGACTAGTTGACCGGCTTTAGCTTTGATAAATTCTCTAAAATCCTCATCATCCAGAGGTTGCGTAGAGTCGGAATCAGGATTAAAAAAGGGTGTTGTATTAAAAGTTGCCGCTGTGGCCGCACCATCAAATCCAAAGCCAGTACCATACACCCCCACCACTGATGGCCTATTAAATATGCCATATCGATACCCGACGTAGTCTAACCACACGCCAAAGGCGGAATCAACACTAGAAACTTCATTAAACCGCTTAAGAGGCGAGAGTAAATTACTATCCATTATTTTACCAATTTCTTGCAGTAAAACCTGGATATTGGTCTGCTGATATTCAACCGCCAACCACTTAAAATTATTTTCAAGAGATAATGTCATACGATGCTTATGGAAATGTCTGTGGATGTCGTAACAAGTTGTTGATTTAAATCAGGAATAATAATGGTTTGTGGCGTCCCCGAACCCTGTATTTCTTGTATGAGCGTAACAACGTCAAAACCTTGCACAGAGTTAATCGGGGTAAATAGCCGGCTTTGATACAAAATGTCTCCGATACTAATAGGTTCTATTTCAGAGGAAAAGCTTCCATCGAAATAGTTTAGGATAGCGTTTCTTATGGCTGTTGGTATTTCTGGTATGTCATCGTAAACTGATATTGTTAAAATTATACTGACTACAATAAGTTCTAACGGGTAATAATAAATTACAGGCGTCTCTAGCCCATCAACACTATCTACCACTACCGCGGTTTGTAAGCTTGTGTTCGCGCCTTCCGTGCCTGCACCCACAGTCTTAGAATCGTATATACTTTGGCCAATATCTTGTGCCACGCCCCCATTCACGACTGCGGCAATAGAATGTGGCAGCAACGTAACGTTTTGAATAGTTTTATTTTCGGAGGTGTCGTTTTCAAACACCTTAGCGGCTATCACATCCGAGAGGTCGTTAAGTCGGGCCTGTATTGCTGCTACTGTAGCCAAAGCGTTTTTGTTTAAAGTGTTGAAATAACGCCTCCGATAGGTGTTGTCGTCCTGAGCATCGACGCCTAGAATACCTGCCGTCAGGTTATTGATCGTTTCCCACCCCGCAATTATTGTTACTATTTCAGTAAGAGAGTTCTCGTTTGCGGGAATTGGCCCCGCTTCAACGCTTTTAAAAACCGCGGCAGCGCTCCCTGCTCCATCGAGGGTGGCATCATTAAGATTTTCAAACACGTCCCCGTTAACCGTTTTGGCTTGAGCGCCTTCTGGAATAATCGTGCTTGGAACGCCGGTTATGATCACATTAACAAGTGTGCTTGTGGCCGAGAGGCGCTCTATGTTAAAAGCCGCTCCATATCCATCAAGCTGACTACCCGCCGCATTAAATATGTTCAGTGTTTGAAAGTCTTGCACAATCACGTCATCAGTTTGGCTTAGTAAAAGAGATAATATGCCTATTATTTGCCCTTGAGGGGTTTGCGGATCAAGATCTATGCTGCTCCCAAAAGCGACTTGAAAAGCATTTTCCAGTTCTTCCTTATACTCTAGTAGTGAAATTCCGGTAATACCTGTGTCTGTAATTGTTGGCATGCTATGGACTCACTTCAATAGTAGAATTTATATCCGCGGATCCGTAAATAGTATCAATGGTTGCCGCATAAGCAAACTCGCGGGTTTGCTTATTGTAATCTATTTTTACGTCTGTGATTAAAGTAACAGCAGACTCCTTTGATATTTCGTTATTCAAGGTGTTAACAATCAAACCGGCATCCACAGGCCCCGAAAAGATTTCTTGGAAATATGGCACGCCCAGCGACGTGTTCAGGAACCACTCCGCTTGAAAAAATTGTAAACGTTGAAGAATTTTATTAACTAACTCATCCAAGTCATTGAAAATAGTGAAGCTGTTTACCGTATTTAGCACAATACCTGTACCATTTTCAAACGCAATTGAACTCATTATTGAGGCCCTCCTGTGTCACTGCCACCTGATGTAACGCCACCATGAACATGCGTTTCGATTGGCAAACCGTTTACAGTTAAGCTCGTGTTGGCAAATACATTAGCAGACGTGATAGTTCCCGTGCAATTGACATTTCCATCAATATTAATAGTCGTCGCTTTTAAGTTGATCACACCGGGTTCCAAAGTTAGGAAAGTGGTGCCATCTGTTGTTTGAATGCTAATACCTGATACTGACGCAGGCTCTGACACTAAATTTCCGAATCCGGGGATAGCGACGGCATCCGCCAAACTAAAAAAGCTTCGTGCATCTGGAACGGACTCCGTATAAAGATTTTTAAATTGTGAAAGCCCGCGCTGACTAAATATTAATAAAATAGGATCCCCCTCTGTCAGTGCAATATGAATAATATAAGAAGATGAGCTAGGAAAAATCACAGGCACGTTAAATTGAATCGGGGGTGTTATAGACTCTCCATCAGTTTGTATAGTGGATAGCGCTATCTGTACAGACGCTCGTCTTGTTTCTGGATCATAGGATTTTATTATGGCTGGCAAACATGTGTTTATATTTTTCAACTCAGATTTAACACAAAAACGAAGCCAATCTGTGAAATTATCAAGTTCTTTTTCAGGATCTATGTTTGACATTTTTAACTCGCTTTTTTAAACACAGAATAGGGCACACATTGCAACAAGCATTCAAATTTGCCGTCCCAATTATCGCCTTGATATGTCACTTGAATTATTTTATACAAACCTTTTGTATTAGTAGATTTTTTTACATTATTAAAAATCGGGAATGATGAGTTCTGAATTACGTCACTTTCGATTTCAACAATACGCCCAACCTGTAAGCGGGGATTTAATAAAGCAACCGCGTTTACTCCTCGATCGGTTTGTAGCGCTGTCTTTATCAACCCCGTATTAGAATTTAAAACATCGACTGCTGTTTCACTTTCAAGAGACGCCTCACCAACCTTTGATAAACGTATTTGACTATTGTTTTCATGCCACTGAATGCTTAATGGGTTTAATAAAGTATTTAAAACATCTTGAGTAGGGCCGTTAAAAACAAAAGCAGGTTCTAAAAGATTCGATGGTATTTTATTTAACTCAGCATCGTTGAAAGGTAACCCGAATGTTTTGATAGCCTCTCCTACAATCGTTCGTAAAGACGTAGGTTCTTTGTAACCTTTAGAAAAAATAGCAGTGTTAGTTGAAAAAACACGACCCGCTAAAAACAATACTGTTATTCTATTAGCGCCGTCATCAATTTGGGTTGTTCTCAAAATATCGCCATCATGAATAAGGCCAACAGAATCTCGGTAGCCTGCAAATATTTTTATACGTTGATTAGCAGCTCTTAATTTCTCTTTAGTGGCATCCGACAAGTTGAAAATTTGCACTGTTCCAATAGCGCTTTTTGCACTTATTAATTTTTTTACGCTGATTGCGATTTTAAAATCATTAGGTATTTTCACCACGTCCGCGGTTGTGCTTACTTCAATATTTATATTACGCAGATATAGTTGAGTCATCAACAACACCCCCGTTTACTAAATCAGAAACTGTAAAATAGACTAAATCATGTGTTTGCCCCCACGGTTCTCTATCCGTCAGATCTTGAATATTTGAAGTAATGGGGATTGGATAAATAGCACCTACAAAAGAATTAACCCTTCCCTTCGACACTTCTTGAAAAGTCTGCAAACGTTGACCGTTGGAGAGAACCTCGGTAGTGTCTGTGAACAACAGTAAATCTAAAAACCAACCCGATCGACTCAATTCTACTAAATCCTCTAAATAATACAAACGCAACTCCACTTTTTGAGTATCTAGGACGGTGCTGAAAACTTGTCGTGCATCATTAGTAGCAGGTATTATTTGTGCCATGTCACCCCTCAATAAAATCCACTAAAGAAGCCAACCAACTATTTTGCTGAGAATCTGTTGGTTGATCAGATTGCTTTTCGCCACCATTAACAACACCACTTCGATTAGCAGCATCACCTGTCACTTGATCTTTTGGCAATAGATTAGTGACTGTTTCCGCTATCAAAACTTGACGTAGCTGCATCGAAAATTGCATCCCACGTCCGCCTATCCGCGCATTCTTTCGGGGCGATACACGAGTGATTAGCATGTCATTATACGTCTTAAGAAGCGTCACGATAGTCACTAATTCCCGTCGTTGCAATTGTAACAGAATGCGTTCCCAACCCTCCCTGTCTCGAAAGGGGGTTGCTAACGTAGTGAAGGTATTAATTAAGACATCCGATATAATCCCTGTTATGTTTAATTCAATAGGTTTTATGAAAGCGTGATCTGTAAGTGTTGCGCCCGTTTCAATAGGGTAGTCAGATACCCCCACACTAGCAACGTGTTGCTCTTCGGGAATTGCGTCAATAACGCCTAACAAAGTGGTTATTTGCGACCCTAGTTTTGAAAACACGAGGAAATTAACATTGCTAATCGCAGCGTTAAGCGGCGATTGAATGTAGTCTGAGATATGATATGCTGGCATCCCTACCTCGCTATGCTAGAGTCAAAATCATGGATGCTGGATTTAAGTTGGTTTTGTATTTCTCCCACTACAGTTTGAGCAATGTCTTGAGGATTCCCGGAAGGCGCAGATATATTAATGTCGCCCACATTCACGGTCACGGCATTTGTCGGACTTATTGTAGCGGGCGCTATAGAATTTGCTAAAATGTTGTTTGGCAGACTCGTAAAAGAGGCGTTTATTTTTAAAAAATCTGGTAATGACGCTCCGAGGGTTAGCACTTTTTTTTCTGCTGCTTTTGCTTTGGTGAAAACGGTAGAAAAAAAATCTTTGACACTCGAAAATATGTCTAAGATACTAGACCAGACATGTTGAATTGTTTCCGAATGCTTTATAAAATCTATAATAACACTTCGACCCCCTCTAAAACCCGCCCATAAGTCTTGAACCGCTAATACGGTAACACCAATAGCAGCAGCCAAAACAGTGAAAGGATTAATAAGAGATAATGCCAATACTGTGCGAAGTTTTGAGAGCGACTTAAGCGCGACTATTAAACGAAATATGGATGCTATTAAAGCGCCACTTATTTTAGCGCTTAAAATTGCACCGAGGGCTACTACAATCCCCCGGATCAACCGGCCGTGTTTTTCAAGAGCCTTAATAACCGATTCTACAATATGCAAGGTTTTAGTAAAAAAGGGCAGTACTGATACGGCAAGTTCTGTTCCTACCGAAAAGAAAACCTGTTTTAGGTCGGTTAATTGGTCTTCAAATTTAGCGGCCAGTACCGTGGCGTGTTTGGTGGCTAACCCCAATTTGCGACTTTTCAGAACCAATTGATCAAATTCTCTAGGTGCTAATTGCAACAGCTTTATGGTGGTGGGATTAATACCTAAATTTTGAGCTAAGTCGAATTGTTCAATGCGCGTTAATCGATTAAATACACTATTTAATTCTCTTAAAATGTTGAATGTTGACATAAGGCGACCATTTTGATCCCGAATGGTAACGCCATAACGGCCTAGTATTTCATTATATTGCCCTTGGCCTCTGGCCGCTTGGCCGATAACTCGATTCAACCCTTCAATACTGCTTCGCAACGACTGCACCGACACGCCGGAACGCTCTGCGACAAACTCAAGTTCTTGTAATTGTTTTACTGATAGGCCCACTTCATCGGCAAATTTACCTAACTCATCTAAATTTTGAGCTAACTCGCCAAAAAGTCGGCCGCCACCAAAAACAGCAAATATGCTAGCCCCAATCTTCAATATCCGAGAGTGGAGTGTGTTAAGGCTTCGCGTGACTTTACTAATACCGCCTCTGTCTGCTTCAAATCTGAATTTGGTGATAAACGAATCTAAAACCGTAGCCACTTTTCTACTTCCTCTTGTTTAATGCGGTGTAGTATTTTTGAGCTGATCTATCATTGTAACATTTAACCGCTAACATCTCATTCATGCAGAAGAAGTCGTCTAAATGCAACCTGTTAATGTCATCATAAGTGCATAGTCCCGCCAACACAGGCGCGGCTAAAAAAGGGCTTATGGTTTTTGTGCTTTTGGTGGGGTAAGGGGCGCGATTGCTCGGTAGGTGTCCATAAGCTGATTCAAAGATGAAAAAAAATTCACCACCAGACACCGCAAAAGAAGATCATACATATGTGCCATATCCGAAAAGGCCATGTCCCAACAACTCTCAGTGAGTGGCATGTATCCAGATTGGCCGTTTTTAAAATCAACACAATCAAATAGTTTTACCATTACATGATGCACAGTATCCGCAGAAAGGCTTAAAACGGATTTTATAACCCCTAAAGAATCTAACGTCGATAAATCAGAATCAAGGGTGTTATTGAAATGCTGCCCTATATGTTGGCGCATGTATTCAAAAACCTTTAATGCTTTACTAGCAGGTAATTTTTTTATCTTAAAAGATGTCGATCCTAGAATCACCGATTCTTTTTTTAAATCATCTATCATAATTTACCTTAAATAAAGTTGGCATTAACAAAATTTCCCGCCACGGTTTCAAAAGCTATCTGATACTCCATGTTAGCGATCGCGCCCTTACCCATCGTCGGATACGCAGGGCCAGATATGAAAACACCATTATCTAACGTTAGAGAAGTGTTATTAACATGCTGAACATAAGTGCCACTAAAAATTACAGACACATTTTTCTTGTATTGCTCGAAAAGAGTGCTTAAAAAAATCGTGCTTGCAGCATTTGGTTTTAGTTTTAACGTTATGGTCGCGCCTTTGGTTCCTGTTTTAGTCGAAGTCATTTTCCCATCCGCACCATAAGTGACCGTGCCAACTTCCTGCGGTTCGATGGTGAATGCGTCCTCATCATCTGACCAACCCGAGATAACCGTGCTGTTAAGCGTTAAGGTGCCATTCGCTAAACTGAAATCTGTAGCCATAATTATTTACTCTATGAATTTAGTGTCATCATATCTTTTAAAAGCTTTAGGCTCCTCGTTAGGGTAGTCTGCCATACAATATTCACCTTTTATGGTGTGAATCGAAGAGCAATCTCAATAAAATCAATCTTACCTGATCCTGTGGCCCACACGTAAAAAACCCCGCTTTTACCATCAATTCTTTCTTGTTCTGTTAGTTGAGAAATGGGTTGAGGAAATATTAGAAATCCCGCAGGCAACGTGCCATCAAAATTAGTGGCTCCCGTCACTTGAATAATTTGAGCTTGCGTAGCGGAGGTAACTTGACCCGGTGCTAAAAAGCCGTTAATGATGGCCTGGTTACAAACAGAAGTGATCACCTGTTTAATAGTGGCTTGTCCCTGTGGCGTTTGAGATAACGTGGGATCTGATATTAAAAGGTCTAAACAAGTCACTTGTAATGCGTTCTCAAACCAGTCTAGGCCGTATCGTGTCATAAAACGAATGCTATTAGCGAATGTATAGCTTTTAAGATAGATATTGCTAACAGTTTGACTAACCGTTCCGCCACCAACAGGCACGTACCGATTAACTCGCTTACTGTCGAATACATTACTTTGTGTAGTCGTTAAATCGCTGGTATCAATTAAAGGTCGTTGCCGATAAGTCATATTAATTATCGTGTCAACGCCATCAAAATTAACACTTGAGGCGCGACCTGCTGTTGACACCGAAAGGTAGTCGGTGAACAACCCCGCTGTCGCTGGCTGGGCCGGAGTCCAATCCCCAACCGTGCGTTGTGATTGTTGCTGAAAAAGATCATAGAAAATCGAAGAGGTGTCCGTAGATTCTTTAACTAGCTCATCCGAACTCTCAGCTATGAACATGTAGGGTCGATCAAAAGTCCATGTTGATAAATCAATGACCGTTTGTGTGTCTTTCTCCGGGGCACCTAAAGTGATGAAGTAAAACGTGTCATTTAGGCTTTCAAACACCCCCATTGCAGTTTCAATACTCTCAGCATCAACTCCTTGATTGAGCTGTGTTGCCGTATCCGAATCCAATGCAAACAATTGTGACACATCTGTACCAGATCCAGTAGGGCTAGCATAAGTTAAAGTAGCTGCTATGCCAACGGCATCTGTTGTTATAATGAAATTAGATGTTAATGCATCAAATACGACGCTAACTGCGATAGCTGCTGCATCAATTGCAGCTTCCAGAATGGTAGCCACATCGGTGTAACTTAATGCCGTGCTAAAATCCATACCAGAGATATCAATAGCATTCAATCGCAAGCTTCCTGATACCACGGCTTGAATAGCAGCTAATGAAGGAAGTGTGCCACCTATTAATTCTGCTGCTGAGTCTGCTGAGAACCATCGTCCAATTAATAAATTTTTTGGGAATGGTGATTGTGCAAAGTAAATATTAGCGGCTTTATAGGGTTCTGAAGTAGTGGCAAAGTCCAAAGCAACGTCCGCTATATCAGCATAAACTTTTAAACGATCACTAGACCCCAGTGTAGTGTCAGTCGTCACAAATAAAGTGCGCCCGAAATCTCTACGTGCTATACCGCCCGTATCGATTTGTTCATCAATTTTAACTATGGAACTGATATCAGCCATCAATCACCTCTATTGTTTCATTAGAAACACTGTCTTGCCCATCAAAACTTACATCGATATCAATTTGTCGTATTTTATTGACTTCTTGTGTTAGCTTTTCTTGCACTAAGATGTCTAGCGAAAGTATAGCACGCTCCTCATAATTTTGACTAATTACGACGGCAGCCTCCGAGAGGAGTCGCACCGCAGACACAATAAAGAGTCCGGTTTGTTGAAATATCTGCGATTCAGGACTCTCTACGCCTAGCATAAGAGTTTTGGCTAAATCTGTCGCGCCATCACGATAAAATTGCACGCTGAATGTGTACAATCGTCGTCCAGATAATTTAGCATTAAGCAACTCTTCAAAACCGTCTATTTCTTCAAAAGTTGTATCAGCTAGCCCATCAGCGGTGTCCGTCACATAAACAAGGCTGCAATAGTTTCCTAAGGGTACCGGGGCATTCTGTTTACCGCGCAGGATGGCTGTATCATCCAAACCGGTCAATAAGTTAATAAAAACCACTAAATTGGTCAACAACTCATTTCGCGTTGGCTCAACCATTTTGATTCTCAATCCGCATAGCGGTTACTTCAATGTGCTGATTTAGCGTGTAATTATTGACCGTATACACCTCGTAATCAAGACCGTTAATGACTAATATATCACCAGAACTGTTGGGGTCGCCCTGCCGCAACGGCCGGATAAAATCCCGATCGGCTGACTTTATCCACACTTTAACAGCCTCTCGAATACGTTCACCACCCTCTAAATTTTCGCGGGTATCGTCGTTAACAGGTTGATAATGTGCTTGTAATGGAATAAGAACCTCTGTGCCTGCAATGTAGCGCCCATCTACATAAGACCCGGTATTAAACTTTTTAAGCAACACAGAAGCTCTGAATCGCTGAGAGGTGATTAATCGAGAGGTTTTAAGCCCTATGGTACTCATTCAATAATCTTAAATGTTGTGCTGATTCTCATCAACCCCGTATCTATGAGAGGATTGGTTCGAGGCGCTTTGGCTGCTAAAGTGCTAGGCGCATTAACCGGTTCACGTAAATCCACTATTTCTTTTTTGATAGCGGATTCATGTAAAAGCCCTAATCGTTTAACATCCTTTTGTGTCAATATATAGGCATCTTGTTGATTTAATAGCCCTCGTATCATGCTAGTCAATTTAGGTGACACCTTTTTATCAGCTAAACGAAAGAAGGGTCTTTCTGGAATGTGAGTCTTTCCAGATTTGCTCTTTGTGCCAAACTCATTGGCTATGGCGACTGCCGGGACTGATGTTCCATCCGGGTACGTGGATGATCCATAAAACCCGACGTCATAACCTTTTATTTTTTGCGCGGCCTTCGCAAAACGTTCTAAACGAGCCGTAATTTTATTATTGCCTGAAACTTTAACATTAACACTTTTCATACGCCCTCAGTTAGCCGCTAATTAGGTGAGATTCGAACTCACATTCCCCAGCATAAAAGCAGCGGTTCTACCATTGAATTACTAATTGGCAGCTAAACATATCGGGACTCTCAACAAACAGCAACGCGGGCTTTTACAGCGAACTTTGGGCAAGCCGCTCTAAAAGACAAAAATCGTCGACCATAAACAGTAGATGTATAAAATGTAGCTAATCCAGTTTCCGCCATTGGTTTGAGCGTAACTTGTACCTCACCCACCTTTTCTGACGTATTCTCACCGTCACCACCATCCTGACCGACATCGGTATTGCCACCGGCCAAGACATTATCTATTACCAATAAATGCGCGGTTAAATACAAAACCGCATTTGTGGCCGCTGCGCAACCCGTTTCATTAAAAATAGTTATTGCTTGATTATAGTACAATTCAATAGCGTCGTCTGACAGCGGGCTGAATTGCGGAAACAAAACTCTAAACTGCGGCAAAAAAGTGTCAAACGCCATTAGATGCACTCCATCATACTAAGACTGCGTTTTTTTGTTCTGTGTTTTCTTTTTGCTGTTAGATACCGCATCGAAATGTTTTGCGTAAAAAGCGCCACATTTTGAGGCTTTAAAAGTCTCCCACGCTATAGCAGATATGCTTACTGGTGTGTCATATATGCAACGTTTGCCGCCAATCAAAATACACTGCTGTTTTTTGTATTTGTTTGTAACTGTTACCTGTTCATCTGACATAATTAACTTACCTTTTTACACGTTATCAATATACAGCATAGCAGTCGGTCGCTTAACATTTAAACCTGATATTTTATACTCAAAAGGAACAGTTATTCCGTACTTTTCTGTTACAGTACGTACCGCTCTTGGTGAGATAGACATGCCCATTTCCCACACTCTATTTTCATCGGGGTAGCCGTACAAAACTCGGCGAGTCGCGCTCCCGCCTGCTGTTTCCAGTTCTTGCACATATTTAAACTGGATTGCTCGATTAGTGTATTTAGTCCACGCGTTATTAGTTTGAGCTAACTCAAAAATAGTCCGATCGCTATTAGTAGCACGGTACTTTTGGAGATCATCAACTAAGCTAATAGGGATGTAAATAGCAAGATCGGTATTAATGACACGGCCAAAAATTTCAAAAGTATTTTCAATAATAGTCGTAATTGGTGCGGTTATCTCTTGTAATAAATCGTCGCCAGATAGGCTAGACCATGGCGTAGGCGCAACTGTAATAGGCACTTGGCTTAAATTGATTAAGCCCTCGAACCAATCCTCAGTCGTAGTTCCTACGCCTACTTTTTCAATATGATCCATACAACCTTCAGTAGCTGCTCGAATTGTTTCAGTTTCTAAATTAATACCGCCAAAAATAGCGTTTCGCAAATCTTCATCTGACCATTGCGCCAAAATTCCACCACGCCTAATATCATAGTTAACGGTGCTTGCACTCATCGTGGCAGTAGGCGCTGATGTTCCCAGATTATCAATAAATTCACCTTGGCCAAACTTATTAACTACTCGGTAAAAATAACTTTTAGCCCCTTCAGGAATATTAGTGAGCATAGGAAAAAAATTGGGCAATCGAAAGGACGAATACAAAATCTCGTCAATTTCAGGTTGCATGGCTGATAAGTTAGAGCTAAACCAAGTGACACCTTCTGCAAAATCGGTTAATGCGTCTTGCATAGATGCGCGTTTCGGAAGATTTTTCGCCCCCTTATTTGGCTCAAAGTTATTGAAATTTAAGTTACGCTTACGAAGGTGGGCTATTAGCCCGGGTTTTCCGTACTTAGCTTCTATGTCCGCTAAATGAGAATATTCTGAATAATGCTTACCGAAGATATTAGGCATCGTTATGCTACTCCTACTCTATCTATTCTAACTGGAAAAATCTCGCCGTCTTCTGCACTTGTCACAGCTATCATGCGCAATTTTTGACCGGGCAACGAAGCGTTAGGTCTCACTAACGACCCGTCAGTGGACGGCGATAGTGACGAATTTGCATTAATCGACCCGCTCGCTTTCAAAAATACCGTTGCAAACACAAATACTGGTACATCTGGAGTACTAATATCATAAACAATTCCCACATTTTGTGTGTTTTGATCAGACGGGTTGTACCCTACGATATGAGTAACTAGAGCTGCTGTTGCATCGTTGGTCGGCCTAATTAGTGTTCCTGGATTACTAGGCTCATCAAAATATACGGCAAACCCTGGTAATAGCTGCCCTCCGGCGATTCCTAGAATAGTCAAATACGAGCCGTTATCTAATCGGGCTAACTGACCAAATTGACCTCTTTCTTGATAACGTCGGAACGTGCTTTGAATAGGTGTATTAGGAAATGCTGCCATTATTTAACTCCTTTTCTAAGAGTTTTAATCAGTGAAACGATGTTACCCGGCGTAGGCGCACCCAGTTCATCAGAGTTTACGTCCGTTAAATTGGCCAATCTATCAGTATTAGTTTGCCTCGATTTTGCTAATCGATCAGCGGCACCGAGCATGTAATCGACAGACACTTTTTCCGCGTCTTCATCTAACGAATCTTTAAGTATGGCTTGTAGAATCTCTTTATCTTTTTTACCTGCGGTTTCCAATTTTGGACTCAATACGGCTGCTAGCTTCTCTACGTGAACACGTTTGGCAACACGAGCATCAACAATCGGTTGTAATTTATCCATCGCTTTTCTTTTGCTGTCTATCATAGCTGCATCACTGTTATCAACCGGAGTTACATTGACGGGTGCGTCTTCAAGTACAACGCCAGCATCCTCACCATTACCATTATCACTATCCATCGATCCAGCTAACATGCCAGCAAAACGTTCAGCTAGTTTATTTTGAAAATCTTCACTTCCCAACATTTCCTCTATCTTCGGCATTATCTTTTCTGAAATGGAAGATATCAAAGCTGTCATGTCAATATCGGTAATAGCGCCCGAAGTTTTTTTAGGCTCATCTTTTTTCGTTGCATTAGCAGGCATAGGCCCCCCTTGTTCATCAAGCACATGAGTTCCTTCTGCATTTCTGGGTACGGATGTTAATGCAATATGATTAAGAAGCATCGGCCCGCGAGCTGCAAAATCATAATCGCATCCCTGAAACGATCCTTTTTCTGATTCTAATTGAAGTGTGTATCCAGCTGATAACCCTTTTACACCACTTTTTAACAACATGATAGCCCGTGGATCCGTCCATAGCAAATTAATACCCAAAGCGGTATTACCTGAATCCACAAATTCATTTTCTCCACTTGTGCCTACACTGTCTTTGCGGAAGGAACCCACATCAACAGGATCCGGAGGATGAGAAATGGTTAACGGTTTTAGACGTACACTTGCTAAAGTTTGGGGGTGAAATACCGTATCTTGACCGCGAAAGACGCCGTAGCGCTTGTTCGGGTCAAAATTATCGGGTATTTGCGTAATAGCGCCCGCAATTTCATGTCCGAAGTAGTGGAGTACGCCCACGGTTGCAATAGTTGCTTGCGTTTCACGGTACCCTTCGGGTGTGTCTCTTTGCGTTGAAAGCGTAATTGCGTCTCTTAACATGCCTCAAAATAGAACAAAATAGTCGCTATGTCAATTATGCGCCCCTCTCCCATTATGCACTAGCTAGTGGGGTAGCCAGCAACCTAGCCACTTAATGCACTGATAAATTTAATTATTTAGGCGCGCCTAGGTAGTCATTGTTAATTAATGTTTTAGGCATTGTTAAATAATGTCTTTGGCATCGGGTATGGCATTAGCGGCCAAAAAATTAGTAACGCACTGTTTTAAATGTCAAAATAGATTCTTTGGCATTCAGCCTACGTGTGCCATTGTTAAATGTGATAGTGCTAAAGTTGAAATAACCTGAATATGTGATAGTATTTCAGCCTCATTATGGCGGATTCCTCCCCGAGGAGGTCAATGTTGAAATTGGAACAGCGTTAGTATTTGCGGAATCCCAATGAAAGCTAACTATGAGCGTTCCAAGTCCGCCGCCCTGTGGCGTCATTCCCCAGCACCCTAATTAGATCATCAGATTTAGCACACCTGACCTCAATTCTTACTAACCCATCTATGCTAAACACGCTAGTGTATGTAACGCGCGCACATTTTAGATCACACGTTAGGCAACGATACCTGATTTCACCAGCTTTCATTAACTCTCCACCCTATGCAGCCATTTCCAATATGACGGGTTCTGCGGTACACCGGCAACGAATGGGTTGACCAGGATAGCCAACAACCGGCGGATTATCCCATCGAAAGGTTTGCCCATTTAATAGTTGATGTTCTGGACGCACGGATTCATCTTCTGATGAACGCCACACAAAATGGGTTACACCCGCTTGTGTTTGTCGTATATTTTGAAGCGCTCCGATGGTTTTGTTAGTCTGATCAGTAGCAATAAGTTGCGCGCGTGAATGCGCAACAGAGAATCGTTGCGTTAACATGTCCAAAATTGCTGGCTGATCAAAACCCTTTTCGAATAGTATTTTTTGATACGCTTCGTCAACTTGCGCATTGAGTTCTGTAGGGATTGACCTAATAAGCGCTATGTTTTCTGTGACTACGGGTTCTAGTAAAGATTTAGTAGCGTCGTTGTTTAACAAAGGCAGCACATCAATGTTAAATAATTGATCAAATTGAGTTTTTATTTTTTTTTCATGCCATTGATCTAATTGCTCGGTATGCGTGTTTGCTAATACGTCACTAGACTGCTCGACGTGTTCTTGATATTGGGGATCGGTGAACGTATCGGCTATAGTTTTTTGCCAAAATTCATTTAAAGCAGGTACTGCGCTAAGCTTCGCAATTAATGACTCCTGCAACGGGCTTAAGATACTGTCTTTGATAGCTTGATTATAAACACGCTCCTGTGTTTTTGTAGGTCGTATAGGCGTGGCCATGCGTTAAAGCGCTTGCTGCGCTGAATTTAACGATTCTGCACCGGTATTAGCGGTATCTGCATCTGAATTGGTGATATCTGCATTCAAATCTGACTTATCAGACTCAACTTTAGCGTTTTGTGCTGCTAATTTATTTTGTGTGGCCGCTTTGAATTGCTCAGAAAAATTAAACTCGCGAGGTTCCAATTGCCCCACCAGCTCATCATCCGACATTATTTCGCGACCCTCATCAGGCGTTAAAACGTCATTTTGAACCCCCAATGTCACGCCCTGCATTTTAGTGAGAAAAACCGTTGCTTTGTCTGTTTCCGAAAGGGTTACTAGTGACGGAAATGTGTAGGACGCGACGGGGGGTAATCCAGCAGATCGGGTGAAGATTGGGTCTAAAAAATCGTAAGCTGCTCGCAACAAAAGTTCTTGCTTAGCCAAAACATTAGCAGCATTAATGCTCAAATCGGCTTCACCGGTTGCATTCATCCCCGCTGGTGATCGGCTTAAAAAGATGGTTTCTGGAATGCCCGCGGCAGCAGCAAGACGGGATTTGAAACGATCCAGAATTTGCGGTAACCCCGTGAAATCAACTGCCGTTCGAGAGAAATCGCTATCGGCGTCCATAATGATCATTTGATAGATAGATTTCAAACGATTGATCGCACAAGCGATCTCCCCCGCACTATTCGTGTCGGGTGCATTCCCTAAGGCTTCTTGATACCCCTCTGATTTCAAAATACCTATGCTTGCTTCTTCGATTAATTGACTCACTCCGTTGGCACTTTGCGTATCTTGAAATATGGATTGAATAACGGGAATCAATTCGCTCACGCCGTAGTCTCGATTATAAACTTGCCAACTATCAGAAGTGAGAGGGTCTTGACCATCTAAGCGCAAAATACGACTCTCATGGATTCTAAAAGTTCCACCATAGGCAGGCGAGATATTGTAAACCTCTGCTTGGCCATAATTAAGAGACAGGATGGACTCTGACCGTTGTTCCACGTAAGTTGAAAATCGATCAAACACCATCAAGTTTAGTAAATCATGTTCTCTGATTTCGTTTACAATTAGCGGTTCCCATAGGGGTGCCTCACGACTAATCACGACTAAAAAACCACTTCCATATAACCGTCCAGCTTTCATGGCCGCAGCTAGTTTTTGATTTAATTTGAATTTAGCGAGATATTTTTTATATTTTTCAATCTGCGCATCGTTCCAATCTTCAAACACTCGCGGCTTAAGAAACATTTGATCGATGGGGAAATCAATAAAACGAGAGGCCGCCCAACTCTCTGTTTTGACCGTCTCTAACTCAGCACGGTTGTCAATAAGCGTAGGGACAAAAAACGATTGGCGGGATTTATCATTAGGGCCACCCATGCCGGAAGCCAAATTATGCATGCCTCCAAAGTTTGCGCCGTAACCATCAGGCGTGTAATAGGGGGCATGAGAGTCCTTAATTATTCTTTTATTCTGAGAATCCCTAATTGCTTTTTTATTCAGGGACTTATGGCCATTTTTACCGTCCGCCGGCGGCGCACTTTTTTGCTTGGAAAATGTGAATAAATCTCTAAATTTTGACGCTAATGGCATTTGGTTTCCTCTCTAGTCTCCTAATCTTAAACCAAAAGCAATGTCACGTGCAAAAGACATCATTACCGCATCCGCACAATTAGGTGACGGTTTATTACGCGGGGCTTTAATCACACGTATTTTATCTGAGTTGTCACATTCATACTCGATTTGCGCTAACTCATGAAGGACTTTTTTACGCACATCAGTCTGAAAGAATAAGCAACGTTTTAAATTAACAGGCGTTCCATTTAAAGCCCGTATCGTGTTAAGCATTCGTAACTTAAGATTCCAATAACCTTGTGCGTTAGCGCGGTAGAAAAATTGAGCATTTGTCTTGCGGGCAGCATATGTTTTTTCCCCTTTCACAACTGCGCCTCCAAAAAGGAATGGGTCGGGAATGAAGGGGAGCTTCTCTGCGCCTGCTTTACGCGCCTCTTCTCGAAACTCCACTTTCATGGCCGCGCCAACACCCGTCACGTCATAATGGATTCGTGCCAGATTATACAAGCTAGTGATTGGCCATATCTTTTGCGCTATTTTTGTGCAGTCCTTAGCTCGTATTTCTTGCACATCAAGAACGAGGCTTTCTTGCCGTATAGCATATGCGGGCTTATCAGCACCGCCATCGGCGATATCTAAACCCATATACGAATACGACTTCGACGGGCGGTAAGAGAGCTTTACATGCACTCCTACGCACTGTTTCAACTCCCGAAAGGGTAGCAGTACTCGGGACGCATCCGCTTGCCTATATGCCCCGAGCCAAACGTGCGCATAATCGTCTGGCATCATCTCTTCACAAATAGCACGATCTAATTCCAGTACGACGGGGAAAAAAGGATTGTCATTGTAATTAACATGCACACACAAAGCATGCTCTTTGTAATTGTCGAAAAGCGTCTCAATCGGGTCGGTAGAATGTCTCGGGTTCCAAGTAGCCCATATTTCACTGCCTTCAGCGCGAATAGTTGGCACTAATTTAGTCAAACTTTCTTCTGTTATCTTCTCTGCTTGCTCGATCCAAACTTTCGTAACACCCTCCATTGACATGATATTATCAGCCGTCGTGTCCTTAAGACCCTTGAAAATAAACCGACTGCCAGAGGACGGGCAAAGTATTTGGTATTTTTGCACAATAAAAAGTTTCTCCACCCCCAAGCGTTCAATAGCCTTACTTATGGAACCGTGACTGCTGTCGTCTAAAGACTTTTGCACTTCGCGGCAACATAATATGAACTCAGATGATTGGATAGCAGCAATGACAAGCATGATAGCAACAGTGGAAGATTTTCCCGATCCGCGACCCCCTTTAAAACCCTTCAAACGTTTTGGAGCAAAAAATGGATACGCATAAGCTGGGATATTGACATCAATTTGCATAGTAAAGGTTTAACCAAAACCTTAAAGGTGAGCGATTACTTCTTTCAGACATCCTCAGCGCTTCCCAAGAAAGACCTTCATCTTTACAAAACGTCTTAAAAATACATCCGATGCATGGGTATGTCGGGTAACCTTCTTTGCATAAAGACTTAGTACCGCAGCGATCGCACGCTAGATACACCATGCAATCGCAAGTGTAATCAACCGCGCTAGCACATTTTTTACATGCGTATTCCTCGAGTATAGTAGTGCATTTACAGGGTATGGCCATTTCACCTATCCTTTTTCATTTTCAAAAAAATTGATAACTGAAACAGCTAGCAGACAAGATGACGCTACAGCTATAACTAACGAGTTCAAAAAAGACGGGATGCGCCACGACAATAAAATAAATGAGGGGGTAATAATCATTTGTAGGTGGTATAGAGTCTGCATAAAAGAGGGTTTTTCAGTCCGTATAGATAGCCACACCCCATATATAGCGAATATTGTGAGTAAAACGGTTAAAGTTTCTAGGATCATTTTATCCAGTTGCCTTATTAAGATCATCCTTAATTACCCTATTAAGCTCATCCTTAATCTGTTTCAAATAATCAACGTCAAGATTCTCACCACGACTAACAAAGAACTTTTCCATAAGCGGATTATTCATATCTGCTCCGCGACAAGTTATGTATAAAGAAAGAGGCGCTCTAACCCAAGATTCGAGGATTTCTTCAAAAAGAGGGTGCCAATACCGCATACTAATCTCCAATCCCGGAGGAAGTCCTGCTGCCACCCACACAAGATTAATAAAATAGCCATTTTCAGGAAAACGCTGCTGTAAATAATCTTCGAAAAAATCAGCGCATCTTATCGCTAAAGCGAAGCCTTCATAATAGTCTGTCATCGCCATCTCCCATCTACGACGCCCCCATCCGCTAATCGTTTAAAGTGTTTTAATACCGATAAAGGTGTCGCAGGCATTCCTTCTAACTCACAAATATCCAACTGCGTCTTACGCAACCATTGTGCTAAATCAGTTAAAAACGTAAGAGTTGAATCACGATTATATTTAATACGCTTTCTAATGTAAGCTTTTAAAGTTGTTTTTCCTAGCATAAGATCTCTGGTATTATACAACACACTGTCATACATATGATTTATTATTTTTCTATCATACTCCGGCAAGCTCTCTCGCCAAGTTTCATCTCGATCAAAAAAAGTACTAAATAGATACTGATAATACGAAAGGTTGCGATTGTTAAACACGCTAAATACCGACACTTTCAAAATGTCAATTCGCTTTTTTAAATTAGTAATTTCTAAATTCATATTAAGACCTCCTAATTCGTTCGGAATTGAGCTACCTATTAATTCGACTGCTATTCTAAGCAGCTCACCTTCATCGCCCCACATTCAAGACCCATTTCATAAAGCGTGTTAGTCTCCTTTTAGGTTTTAACTCGATTTTGTCTGCTTTCCGCTTTTCCTCATCCCACTTCTCCATTTCTTCCTGAATACACGACCAGACTTCCTGTTCATCCGCAGTAAACTCGGATTTTGATTATCCCTCCAGCTCGAGCGGTTCTCCAAAATACGGTAAATAGAGTGACTGCCTCATAACATACAATTCGGACGAAGAATACCCTAACTCGCGCACAGCTAAATTTTTAAAGCGTAAACGGCGTGCGTCCGAAACACTAGCAAACGCACGACACCCGCTCGCAACTTTTTCCATATAACCAGGTGCCGATTGACGAATAGTGGCTAATAGCTTTAAATAGGCTAAATAATGAGTACTATAGCCCGTGTCGCTTTCCGGCGCGGGCGGCTCAACGCACTCTCTCAACCTATAAAGCACATAATCGACACCCCCATGCTGTATAATACAATAAGCTGGGGCAGCCATAGCATGAATTGCGGCGTGTAATTTTTTAGTTAAATTGTCCATAAAATCAAACCCTCCTTTTATGAGTTATCAAACGGGTACCTAATTTGCACACATGCAACTATTTTTTATTTTTAGTTTTTTGATCTTCTGGAGAAATAAGCTTGACTACCACCTCTGTTTTTTTATTGCCGCTAGTATCCTCATCAAATTGCATTTCTTTTGCCACACGACAAAGCTCTCTCCACTCTTCCTCTTGTGTCACATCTATGTTCTTATGCACATATTGTCGTATATGTTTGAGCCAAAATTCAAGGTTTCTATTAAACATATCAATCTCCTTTTATTAACCGCCCATATTAAACCATCTAATTTGCACAGATGCAACTATTTTTTACTTTTAGTTTTTTGATCTTCTGGAGAAATAAGCTTGACTACCACCTCTGTTTTTTTATTGCCGCTAGTATCCTCATCAAATTTATATTTATGCGGTGCCAACACATTCACACGCCACTTTGCGTATTCTGTCCACTGCTTAATAGCCCCAATAGCCGTGCTTGGTAGCTCTGAATCAAAAGCAAGCGAAACTAATTTCTTATTAACTACATCCGTATCAGTTGCAATGTTTTCTGCTTGCATTTCTTTTGCCGCGCGATAAAGATCCGCCCATTCTTCATCTTGTGCAACCCATTTTAAAATAGTAGACAAACGCGGCATTTCTTTTTCTTTTGAAATAGCACGCAATGATTTGCCTTCAACTATCTTGTTAAGAACCGCATTACGAACTCGTTTAGGATACTTTTTATTATCACCTACTTTTTTTGGCATTTTATCTGTTCCATTTTTTTATTAAAACTTAAATAAGAGCCCTTGCGAAATATTTTAAAACCTTTTGGCGCACTAAACTGCAAATAGCGATCAATTATCGTATCGCAGTACTCGGGATCTATTTCAACACAACGCGCTTTCCTCCCGGTGCTTTCACACGCAATTAACGTTGAACCAGAACCCGCAAAAATGTCTAAAACGCAATCACCTTTTTGCGAACTATTTTTTATTAAGTTAATAAGAAGCGGTACAGGTTTCATGGTTGGGTGTAACTCGCAACTTTGCTCTCTGTCAAAATGCATCGCATTAACTTTTTGATCGCCGCTTCCATAAAATCTATGAGATTTTTTCCACCCATATAGGATCATCTCCATACGCGATTGATAGTCAAGGCGCGAAAAAGTTTGATTATTCTTAACCCAGCTGAGCCAATGCTTTGGCGTGAATCCGCTTTCTATCCCGAACACGCGAAAGAGATCTTGCATGGCTGCCGCATCTGCGTGACTAAAAATGTAAAATGAGGCTGTCTCAGTCAAGCATTTTATAGCTACTTGTACTGCACTCTGTAAAAAGCTGTTTCGTTGCTCTTGTGACATCTTATCATTTTCAATCTCTTTGTGCCTTTTCGCGCCCTTTTTACCAGGAATATCGTTACTTAATTTATGCACATGCATATAGTCGCAATTATAAGGGGGGTCTGTGATTAATAATTCACAGACCCACGTATTCACTTCATCAGGTAAATATCCAACATCCCCGCAGATTAGAACATGATCACCCAAAAAAACGATATCTTCTCTTTGCACAATGGGCGGCATGTCATTTACTTCTTCAAAGTTTTCCTCTCTATCTTCATCAAGATAGCTATCGACATTGAGTCCGAAATCGGATAGATCAAAATCGCTTTGTGACAAATCTTCTAACTCATGAGACAATACTGCATCATCCCAATGCGCCATATCAGATATCTTATTGTCTGCAATGATAAACGCTTTTTTGGCGGTTTCAGATAAAGTTTCAACCTGAAGGGTGGGTATTTTAACTAAATTAAGCAGTTTCGCAGCTTCTAATCGCGCGTGCCCGGCAATGACCGTAGCATTAACATCTACCAAAACGGGCACTAAAAACCCGAAGGACGTGATACTATTAGTGAGCGCTTTTAGCTGTTTCTTAGAATGTATGCGTGCATTATGTTCATAAACGTTCAATTCATCAGGTGCGCGGTATTCAATTTGTAAATCAGCCATTTAAGCCTCCTCTTTTCCTTCTACGCCACGTTCAACACGATCAGCAGTGCGCTTGTCTAGCCACATAAGCGCCTCTTCTAATTTAGTTATTGCTATTGCGTTTTCCCTGCAGGGGAACGCCTGCGCTTGGAACGATTTTAAGCGTATAAGGCATACCATCAACAAGTCCTCAATCTGCGCACCATTATGCCCACACTCAAGGACGGTGCCTGTTTGTACTGGAATTTCAAACATTTGGTCTCCATAAGACAGTAAGTAAAGCAAACTAGGCTCCTCATCTGGAAACCTTCTTAAATAAGTACTCATTTTACATTTAGACATAAAAACCTCTTTTTTCTCTATAATACGCATAAAAAGATTAAAAAGCCATCCGAAAGAGGTCAAAGCTAACAAGAACACGCACTTTTCCGTAAAGATCAGGATATTGTTTTGTACAAAACAAAATGCTTGACGCTTCTTGTAGCATGTATTAATATTTGAGGTTGGCTAGCAATTAGCGTATTTAGCCCCTTTGTACATAATTTTACTTGGCACGCGGTTTGCTTTATAGATCATGAGCTTACAGTAAAAGGGGGTCGAAAATGGCAAAGTCACTTGGCACGCGGTTTGCTTTATAAATCATAAGCTTACAGAATCACTCTTGATAAGTTTTTGATAAGTAAAGAAAAATCACTTGGCACGCGGTTTGCTTTAAAAATCAACCAGTTAAAAATTGGTACCAAGTGACGCCAATTCACTTGGCACGCGTTTCCTATTATAAATCAAAAAGTTGCAACTCGTACCAAGCAAAACCCCCGTTTTCAAAACTCTCTATATACACCTCTATTACATATATTGTATTGCATAGATGCATATTATATTGTATGCAACACCTACCGTTTTTATATATAACTCTTTATATATTTGCTTGGTATACTTGGTATATAGAGAGTAAAGTAATGATTTATAAAGCAAACCGCGTGCCTATGTCGTCAAGTCACTTGGCACAACATTTTCGGTTATCTCGTTGATTTATAAAGCAGACCGCGTGCCAAGCATCATAAACAACTTGGCACGCGGTTTGCTTTATAAATCATGAACTTATGATTTGTTCAAATTCAAAGCGGGATATTTCTTGCATCTATGCACATTGCACGGATGCAAAATGCAAGAAAACAAACTGCTCCGCTTGCATAAAAGCAAACTTTTTTAACCAGAAAACTTGCATTCATGCAAAATTAATGGTGTAATAGCGGTATATCACACACTACACGGAGATAAAATAATGCCAGAAATGACCTCATATCATGAAAACGTACAAAAAATAAACCAAAAGCGAGAGCGTGTTAAAAAAGAGTTAGATAATCGGATGCAACTATTAATGAATGCCTGGCATTCGGCGGGGTCTAGGGATCGGGCGGATTTAAGCAGGCAGGAGTCGAATTTATTGCGAGCTTATAAAAAACTAATCTCAATTACTAGACCTAGGGCTACCGTTATTGATACTGGTGTTAATGAAGCGCGCTTTTCTAACTTTAATCTTGCGGTTACTGAGTTTGATCAAGCTTATAATTCGCTTATTCTAGGCGGGGAGGGGGACTCGAGCGCCCATACTCGGTACACACTTGAAAAAAGTTTTTATTTATCACGTTTAGCATTGGAGCGTTTGTTTAATGAAGAACTAGACGTGCGATTGTTGCAATTCAGGAATATGAAGAACTTCAACGGTGCATGATGCGCAACACTAACCAGTCAGACCAAAAAGGCTTAAAAAAATGAATCGGAGCATTAACAACATTAAAGACGTAAAGTATTTAATTGATAAAATAGCTAAAGCGGTTAACCAATTGCAAAGCTTGATAAAAATCGCATTTAAACAGCAAAATTGTGATGGGTTAGACCTTAATCGATTAATTGAGGAGGAATTACAACTAAAAATAGACGTAAGCAACTGTTATAGTATTTTAGTAAAATTTGCTTACGGAGACGGAGCGGCACCCCATATAATCCAGTTTAATCATATATTGGAGGTTTTTATAGCGGAATTAAGGAGTTCTTCCGGTCTAGCTCCTGGCTGTACATTGATGTTAGACATATTTCTTAAAGAGGTCTACGACATAGCCATAGCAAAATTGGAGCCATTATGAAAAAACTTAAAAAATCCATATCTGTTTTACAACGTTTCTGTGCCGATGATGAATTAGTGACCACATTAGGCGCGTATTATAAATTGCACATTCCGCTAAAAGGGGTTATTGATGGGTCAGATTTCTATCGGCGCGCGCACTTAGATTTTAGCACCGCACAATTGACGCTATTACGAGAGTCTTTAGGTGTAGATTGTTATGAATGTCACGCTTGCTTCGCCCGTGAATCGTTGCTAAGCATCATAGCGCCCCCTGATCCTGCATTAGTGCATGCTCAGGGTTTCCAATTCGTAGAAACATTGAATGACGCAGCCACAGCCTACGCATATTTAACGACGCCTCCAGATTTTAACCGACGCAAAGAGTTTTTTATGCTTATTGATGCTTTGTTAAGCGGGAAACTGTCTAAATTTATGAATTGATACAAGGAAATTTTATATGAATCACATTATATTCGATTATATTGCACACAATGACACTAAACGTTTGAATGACTTGTTGCAAACCACCACTGAGAGGGGTTTATTGAACATATTTAATGCAGATGGCGCAACACCCTTACAAACAGCCATCAAATATGAGTATAAATGCACCGTCCAGTTCCTGCTTAAAAAGGGCGCCGATGTCAATTTCATGGACTGTATCGGCGCTAATGCGTTGCATTATGCAGCTCGATGTCAGTTTATCAACGTCATTGAAGAGCTGTTACAAGCGGGTGCCGCGATAACATGTGACCAGCGAAAGAGTAGTCCACTACATTATGCAGCGTATCGTAATCACCACCATATCTTAGGGCAGATTTTGTACTCGGAGCGCCATGCATCCTTCCCGCATCTGGATGGTCAAAATTTATCTTTAAACACTCCTTTGCATCTGGCGGTTAGAGGTGGTCACTATGAATGCGCCAAAGTTTTAATAAATACAGGAGCTAAATATAATCTGTATAATATCTGCGGCTTAACTGCTATTGATATTGCAAAATCTTTGAGCGATAAGAGGCTGCTGAAATTGTTTGACGAGGGTGCTTGAGCAGATTATAATACCTGCATGAATGCAAAATATATACACCCCCGAAAGATGTTGGAGCATTTAAAAAAAAATAACTGGAGCATGGATAGTGTAGCAAAATATTTAAACGTTAATGTGACAACTGTTTATCGACAATTTTATCCTAATGCCCCAGAAATGCTGGCTAAAACATATATGAGGTTAAGACAACTGTATTTTAAACATTTAACCAAGGAGTGACGTTTATTATGCGAGCCATAAACATTATAAAAACATTTCAATCAGGTAAATTTTCGTCAATTAGAGCGCTCCTAAAATTGGGGTATGACATTAATCGACCGATATCGCGTATCGGGTACCCGTTGTTACACGTTGCACAATTTAAAAGAAACAAAGTACTGAATCTACTACTTCATTTTCGTTGTAATATCTTTGTTACCAATGAGCGTCACCAAAATATTTTGCATGTTGCATCGATCAATGAAAACACTAAAGGCGCTATTTTATTTCTACGCAATGTGCATAAAACGGACGCATTAAAACTTCTATCAGCAAAAGACGATCAAGGTCGGACGCCACTTCATTATAGCGTTAAAAATTGTGACTATGCGCTGTCTAAATATTTCATTAAAAACGGAGCATCTTTGCATACTCTTGACAGTCATGGGCAGTCCCCTAGATTTTATGCGCGGATGAACATGTGCGAACCAGTATTAAGACTATTACAAGATTAAAATGCCTTTTAATCACTATTTTAAATTGCGCAATTCCGGTTTTCAGCCGGTAGGTTGGAATAATACCTCAATCCCTCACTCGGAAGCCGCCCTCTCTTCCTCTCTTCGAGCTCACAATGCTCATCAACCATTGGGAATTATGCTTACGTCGACTGAATTAGTAATCGATGTTGATCCACGCAATGGCGGTTGCAGCAGCTTGAAACAGATAAGATCGATTACCGGCATGAAAGTCGCTTTACTAACTGCTCCAACTATTATCACAGGGCGCCAAGGTCAACATTACTATTTTACGAAACCTGGAAATCTTGATATAAAAAAGCGGTTAAAAAAGTTTCCAGGCATCGATTTTTTATCGAAAAACAGTTATGTGGTTGCGCCGTTATCTGATCTTCCCTATATCTATTACGCGCCCAAAAAAGACGTAGATTATACAAATAAAAAATTAGGGCATTATCGCTACGCTTCGTTATCGTCATCCATAGAATCTGCTGAAGATGCTCCAATGGCGTTGCTAGAACTGATTTCAACAGACTCTATGAAAAAGAGTAGTGCTGATAATAAAAATAGTGCGTATTACACCTGTGATGAATTGAAAACGTTGCTAAGCAAATTGCCAGTTAACGACTTTCGGGAGTATGCTAAGTGGCGCGATCTTTTATTTGCAGTAAAAGCCGCCGCGGGTGAGACAGCCTTTACCGTGTTTTTAGAATGGTGTTTACAAGATGAAAAGTATACAGCGGACGCTGATAAAATATATTTAATATGGCAAAATGCAAAAACGAAGGGTGGGATAACTCACAAGTCATTAAATTTCCTATGTCGATCTTATGGGTTTAACCCGATGAGCTTGCGGCCATTGAACGTCTTACAAACTGCTGAAAAAGATGACAAAGGGGAGCCACAAGCCGACACAAGG